CTCGTATCTGAACTCCCACCGGCTCCGCCGCGAGGCGATCGCGCAGCGGCTGCGCCTGTACCGCGACGACGGCCGGATGGAGATCGAGCGGCTGATCGACAGCGTGTTCACCCAGCCCGACACGCGGCTGGCGCGCCGCAAGATGATCGACGTCGCCTGCGAGCTCAATGTCACGGCGCGCATCACCGACGAGGTCGCGAGCCTCTACGACCAGCCGGCGGTCCGGACGCTGGCGAGTCGCAACGACGAGTTCCGCGACCACGCCCTCGAGATCGGGCTCGACGAGCTGATGCAGGAGGCCCACCGCCTGTGCTGGATCTGCAACGAGGTTCTGCTCTGGCAGCAGGTTGGCAGCGAGCCCGGCGAGTACCCCGAGCTCCTGATCGTCACGCCCGACACGTTCGACGCGATCCCGAACCCGCGGGCCAAGCTCAAGCCCGCCGGGTTCGTGCTCGACATGGCGCCCTGCACGATGGTCGAGGGCTACGCCCGCTCGCGCCTGCCGCACTACGAGATCTGGGATGACACGTTCAGGTACCTCATCAACGGCAACGGCCAGCTGGTCGACGAGGCGGGCCAGGCGACCCGCGAGCCGATCCGGCATGGCCTCGGCCGGATCCCGGGCGTGCTCTGGCACCGCCGCAAGCCCGTCGATCGGATCCTCGATTCGCGGCACGGCCGCGACATCGTCTCCGCGCACCTCGCGGTTGCGCTGCTCAGCGTGATGATCATGCAGCTCGCGAAGAGCCAGGGCGAGCGGCAGCCGGTCCTCCAGGGCAACCTCGCCAACGTCGCCAAGAACCAGTCGATGAACGGCGAGGGTCCGGTCGCGCTGCCGCCCGAGGTGCAGGCGTTCATGCTCGACACCCGGACCGACCCCGATCATTACCTGTCGGGGAAGAAAGACAAGCTCACGAGCGTGGGCCTCCGGTACGGCCTGTCCTACGAGCAGCTGACCAACACCGAGGGCGGCGACAGCTCGGGCAAGCTCTTCCAGCTGCGCCGCCAGAAGCTGACCGAGCTGCGAGGCGAGCAGCGCCGGCGCGCCTACTCTCACGAGCGCGGCACTGTCGCGCTCATGGGCTACGAGGTCCGCGGCCTCCGCGTCGATCACAGCGAGCAAGCCGTGCCCCAGGACGCGGCCGAGAAGGTCGCGCTGCTCAAGGACAAGATGAAGCTCGGCCTCGACTCGGTGGTCGCCTACGTGATGCGCGAGAACCCCGATCTCACGCGCACCGAGGCCATCGATTTCATCAAGCAGAACCTGGCCGACTACGCCACGCTCATCACCTGGCTCCGCGCCCTGAACGTCCCGTCGGGCGCGGACGCGGAGAACCCGGGCCGGAGCCCGCAGGACAACGGCGCCGACAACGGCGCTGACCAGGGCGACGGCACCGACGGCACCACCGAATCGCGATCGCAGCCCGCACCGGGCCGCGATCGCAAAGACCCTGCGTCGGGGGCAACGACGCGCGACCGGCGGCCACCGCCGGGCAGGACCGCGCAAGCGGGAGCACCAGCATGAAGAACCCCACCCCACGGCGAAGTAGCGGCGCGGCCCACAACGCTGCCTGGATCCCGGGCCTCCGGCGCCCGCTCATGGCGCCCGAGGACGCGGGCGGAGGCGCCGCCGCCTCCGCCGCCGCGCCGGCCCCCGCCTCCACACCGGCGGCGCCCGCGCCGGCGAGCTCTCCGGGCACCGCGCCCGGGGGCAGCGAGAACATGCTGCCCCAATCGCGGGTCAACGAGCTCGTCGGCCAGGCTCGCCGCGAAGGCCGCGAGGCCGCGCTCCGCGAGATCGGGCCCCAGCCCAAGCCCGCGGCCCCCGCGCCCGTGGCCCCCGCGGCCGATCCGGCCAAGCCCGGCGCGCTCACCGAGGACGCGGTGATCAGCCTCATGGACCGCGAGCGCGCGTTCACGCACGCCTCGACGGGCACCTACCAGCTGACCGCCCCGCAGCTCCAGCGGATGACGCAGGCGTTCCGCGCCGAGAAGCCGACCGACGTCGCCGCGTGGACCCGTGCCTACGCCGACGACCTGGGGTTCAAGCCGATCGCCGCCGCGCCCGCCGCTGCGGGCACCCAGACCACACCCACCAGCAGCACCGAGGCGGGCCGTCCGCCCGTCGCCGCCGCGCCGTCTGCGCCCGCTCGCGTTGACCCCGTCACCGCGGGCGGGCTCGTCGATATCTGGAACCTGCCGCTCGAGGAGATCAACCGCCTCGGGCCGTGGGGGCTGCGCGCCGAGCAGGAAAAGATCCTCGCGGCCGCCAACCAGAAGGCGGGCGCGCCCCCGGTCCCCCGGGTGCTGCAGCCAAGGAAGCCATGACCGCCACTGTCTCAGCCGACCTCGCGGGCACCGTCTACGCGAAGGTCATCGAAGGTCTCGTCATCGCGTACCAGTACGACGAGGTCAACGCGATCCCGTTCTTTCGCTTCAAGTCGATCGTCGACCAGCCGACCAACACCGTGGGGTTCCCCCGCCGCGTGAAGAACTCGGTCTCCACGGTCGCGACCGAGACCACGACGCTCACCGCCACGGGCATGACCACCACGAACACCGACGTCTCGGTGTCGCGGCTCGGCCTGGCGCGCGAGATCACCAACACCACCCGCGAGGACTCGATCCTCGGCCGCTCGATCTGGGTCCAGGACCTCGTCATGGACGCCGCGATTCTGTTCGGCGAGGCGATGGACACCGACGGCACCGCGCTGTTCGGGTCGGTCACCGCGTCGGTCGGCAGCTCGGGCACCGCACTCACGCTCGCCACGATGCTCGCGCTCCTGGCGAGCCAGCGCACCAACAAGGCGCGCGGGCCGCAGGTGATCCACCTCCACGACCTCCAGCTCAAGCAGTACCAGACCGCCCAGCTCGCCGCGACCGCCACGCCCTGGCAGAGCTTCTTCACGCCGAACGGCGATGCCTCGAATCCGCAGTTCGGCGGCTACTTCATGAACGCGCCGATCTTCGCGAGCTCGAAGAACCCGACGGCCAACACCGCCGCCGATCGCGTCGGCTGCGCGTTCTCGCAGGGGCCGATCCGGCCCGAGTACTGCGCGTTCGGGTTCGTGCTGAAGCGCATGCCCTCCTCGCTCGAGGAGAGCAACATCCTCATGGACTCCAACATCTGGGCGTCCTTCACCCGCTACGGCGTCGGCATCATCGCGAACAACTTCGCGACGAAGGCCGTCAGCCAGAACTCGTGATCAGGAGGGACTGACCATGATCATCCCAGCCACACGAGTCCGCCCCTCCGAGCTCAAGGGCGAAGCCTCGACGTTCCTCGGTCAGTACGCCATGGCCGTCCCGACCGGCGCGGTCACCACCGTCGCCGCCGGCACCGCCTCGGCCGGCCACCTGCTCGCGCTGCGGTGGACGAGCTCGACGAGCAAGCTCCTGCTCCGCCGCGCCGCCGCGCAGTTCGTGCTGACCACCGCGTTCGGCGCGGCCCAGGAGGTCGGCTGCGAGCTGTTCTGCACCCGCAGCTACAGCGCCGCGCACACCGCCCAGACCGCCATCGACGTGGGCGGCACCAACACCGACGCCAACAAGATCCGCAAGGGCAACGCGACCTCGCTCGTGTCGAGCGCGCGCGTCGCGGGCACCGGCGCCCTGACCGACGGCACCCACACCATCGACCCGAACGCGCTCGGCTCCTGCTCCGGCTATGCGGGCGCGGTAGGCGTCATCATCTCCAAGGACCCGGGCTGCGGCCTGCCGAGCGGCGTCCTCTGGGAGGCGCGCGCCGATCAGTCGCCGATCGTCCTGACCGCGAGCGAGGGCCTCATCATCCGGAACACGGTCCTCATGGGCGCGAGCGGCGTCGGGCGGTGGCAGTTCTTCCTCGAGTGGGACGAGGTGACGCTGTGAAGCGCGAAGACGTCGTCGTGCTCGAGGTGGCCGAGGTGTTCCGCGGCCCGGTCCATCTCGCCCGGGTCGTGCTCGAGCTGCCGATCGAGGGCCTGCCCGAGATCCTCGGCGCCTGCGAGCTCGGCCGGCTCGCCGAGCACCCCAACACCCGCGCAGCGCTCGAGAGCGCCGCGCGGGCCAAGGATGAGCGCCGGCGCGCCGCCCCCGAGCGCGAGCGCGACGCAGCACCCCCCGCGCCGGCCGAGCCGCCGCCGCTCGCGGTAGACGAGCACGACCGGGTGCGGGTCGCTCGGGCGCCGCGTCACCCGCGGTAGTTCGCTCCGCCGCGCTCGGTCGCGGTTTCACCCTCTTACAGGATCGCCATGACCTCCCCGTTCATCGTCAACCAGCTCGTCCCCGAGAACCGCCAGGGTGGCGGTATCTACCAGCTCTCCGAGCTGTCGGTGTCACCGACCCGGCTCGTCACGATCGACGAGGAGGGGCTGCCGATCGAAGAGACCATCCCGACGGCGGCCAAGCACGCCAAGTTCGTCGATCGCGACGGCAACGTCTGCGACGTCGCGCTGCGCACGGGGCGGGTTCCGAGCGAGGAGCCCGAGGCGATCCGCTACGAGCAGCTCGTGCTGTTCGAGCAGATCCGGGGCAACTGCCTGCCGCTCGCGGTGTGCCCGTACACCGAGGCGTTCCGGCACATCAAGGGCGGGCCGCTGCTCAGGCCGCCCCCGGGCGCAAGCGATTGCGGCGGCAAGCCCGACGGCTGCGATCACATCCGCGCGGAGATCGCGCGCCGGCGCGGCGCCGCGCGCGCCCGCCATGACAAGCAGCAGCTCCAATTCCGGCGGATGGGCGAGGGCGACATCCGCGAGATGCTCGAGGCCTTCGGCAAGGTGTTCGGCGACGCGGTCGCCGGCGCCGCGCAGGCCGGCCGCGCCAACCTGCGCGGCCCGGGCGAGCCCGACGCCGGCGCCGCTGCGGCACCAGCGCCGGCGGCGAGCTCCCGGCGCCGCGAGGACCGGTAAGGCCATGCGCGCGCTCGCCTCCAGGGCCCCGGCCTACCTCGCGGTCGGCTCTGCCTCCGGGCAGTTCGCGACCACGATGACCGAGGGCGCCAAGTACGTCGTGATCAGCACGACCGCGTGCTGGGCGGCGTTCGGCGCCGATCCGACGGCGCAGGCGCGCACCGCCGCCAACCACTACATCCCGCCCAACGTCCCGATCGAGGTCGTCGCGAGCATGCCGTCGATGAAGGTCGCGTTGATCCGCGACAGCGCCGACGGGCACGCTTCGCTGTCGGAGGTCACGTCATGACGAGCGATCGAGACAGGCATGAGGGCTTCGAGCTCCTCCAGGAGGACGTCGCGCAGCATCAGCGCGCGCACCAGGGCGAGGTCACCGCGGAGGCCAACCGCGTGTTCCTCGCCGGGGAGATGGAGCGCGTCGAGCAGATGCTCGCCGCGCAGCCCACCCTGCCGGCCGCCGAGGAGGCGCCGGCGCTGCCGCCCCCGCCGACGGTGGAGCGCAGGCAGGTCGACGGCCGGCAGTACCTGCTCGCCCGCGGCCCCGACCGGCCGCTCCTGCGCACGGCCTCGCCGCTCGAGGCGGAGTTCTTCGTCAAGGCGTCGGCGCGCTGCGCTCTGCTCATGGAGCTGGGCGATGGGGGGCCGCTCGGCGCGCCGAGCTGGCGCGATCGGCTGCTCGCGGTCATGGCCACCAAGGGCAAGGCCGCGGCCTGGACGGCGGCCGCCCAGGCGCCCAACGAGCTCGCCGAGACCCGCCGCACCTGCGAGCGTGATCAGCGGCTCCTGAAGCTCCTGGGGCTCGAGACGATCAACGAGCTCACGCCCGCGTTCTGCCGCGCGAAGGCCGCCGAGTGCGAGCGGCAGTATCTCTTCGAGCTGGTCGAGGTCCTCGACGACTCGAACGCGCTCGGGTTCGGCGACTGGAAGGCCGACCCGCCCAAGCCCGTCACCCAGCAGGTGATCGCGTAGGGGTCATGCGGCGCACGGCGGAAGTCCTCTGGAACGTGACCGGGCAGTCGGTCGGCCTGCTCGTGCGGCAGGGTCGGCCGAGCGCCGCCATGTTCGACGTCTTCCGCAACTACGCCGACGACGACGCGGAGCCGGAGTTCTCCGGGACCGCCACCGTCGACAGCGTCAACACGACCACCTCCGCCGCGGCGGGCCCGGCGCAGGTCGATCCGCAGCGACTCGCCCTGACCTCGACGTCCGGCGTCCAGGTCGGCCGCAAGCTCCTCGTGACCGGCAACGCGCTCAAGGAATGGATCGATCCGCTCGAGATCGGCAGCGGCTACATCCGCGTCCGCCACCCGCTCGAGAACGACTACGCCTCGGGCGCTACCGTCCAGTCGACCTGGCTGTTCGCCGCGATCGACGCGACGTGGATCGCCGATCGCAACAGCCTCTCGGATCTCTCGGACCAGATGGTCGACTACCGCGTGCGCTGGACCATCACGGTCGGCGGCGCGACGGTGGTCGCGTACAGCTTCTTCGACGTCGTCCGGCAGCTCCTCGATCATGGCGTCGACATCGACGACGTCAACGATCGGACGCCCGGCCTCCGCGACTCGCTCCCGGTCGAGTACCGCGCGGACGACGGGCGCCCGCTGGTCGACGCAGCCTATCGCTCGGTGCGCGCGCAGTTCGCCTCGATCAACATCGACGTCCGCGCGCTGCGCGACGATGAGGTGCTCGACGAGCTCGTGATCCTGCGCGCGCGCCGGATGCTCGCCGAGGGCGGCTGGCACCCGCCCGACGTCGACTGGCGGACGTTCGCCGAGCTCGCGATCGGCCAGTACGATCGGTTCTTCGAGCAGCACTTCCAGGTCGCGCTCAAGCACGACCTCCAGTACCAGCTCGCCGGCGCCTCGGCGGCCTACGGCCAACCGGCGACCTCCGCGCCGAGCTTCTGGAGCAAGTGACGTGGCGGGGACCAACACGACCACTGAGGAGGCGATCCGCGATCACATGATCGCGCTGATCGCCGCCCTCACGCCGCGCGCGCTCGCCGGCGATCGGTTCATCCCGTACCAGCACGAGCGCAACGCGCGGTTCCGGTCGTGGGCCGAGGGCGTCAAGCAGGGGAGCTTCCGCAAGTTCTCCGTCCGCGACGTGGGGACCGGCCGGCCACCGGACATCACCAACTGCGACGTGCAAGCGGTGTGGGTCGACTTCCTGATCCTGGTGGCCTATCCGCAGACCTCGCGCGCCGGCGGCGACGCCGCGCTCGATCGCGACGACGTCAAGCGCGCCGACCAGTACCAGATCGAGCAGGCCGTGGGCCTCAGCGGCTACCCCAACTTCGCCGGCGCGTCCCCCAATGCATCGTGGGTCGACGGCTCCTCGGAGTGGGAGGAGGGCGACGGCGTCGACTTCCTCGCGATCCGCCAGACGATGCGCTTCTACCGGAGCATGACATGAGCCGCTCACCGCGCCTGGGCGCTGCCCTTTACGAGACCGAGTCCTCCTGGGGCGAGAACACCTCCACGTTCGGGACCCGGCTCCGGACGATCGGGGTCCTCGACTGCAGCAAGCTCGAGCAGCAAAAGCTGAACCCCGATCGCACGGTCCAGTTCAGGAACGAGATCACGCCGGGCGTGAACGGCATCATGGGCGGCGAGTTCACCGTCCGCATGACGCTGACCGGCCACGGCGCGACGACGGCCGGCGCGATCAGCCTCTCCGCCCTCGAGACGCTGCTCGGCCTTGTGGTCGGCAACGTGGCCGCCGCGGGGACGAACACCACCGGCGCGGGCACCGGCACCGCCAGCGCGCCGGGCGTGGCGGCGGCGAGCGGTGGCACCGCGGGCGCGCTGGCCCGGTTCGGCGCGCTCGGCGACGGCCGCGCCAACGGCCAGTTCGCGGCGCTCTCGAGCCACGCCACGAGCGTGATGACGCTCCTCACCGAGCTCCCCGCGAACATGAACAACGGCGACGTCGTCTACAACCCGGCGATCGTCTACCCGACCGAGCTGCCGACCTCGAACGACATCACGAGCACGCGGTGGCTGCTCCAGGGCGCCAACCAGGAGCACGAGGCCCACGGCTGCTACCCCAAGCGCGCAGTCTGGTCGGGCTTTGGGCCCGGCGAGGAGCCGATGGTCGACATCACGTTCGGGACATCCTGGTGGAAGCCGGTGGCCACGAGCTTCCCGACGGCCACCTCCGTCCAGACCTACGCGCACGCGCCGGTCGCCGCCGGCTCGTTCTTCATGGCCGACCAGGGCACCGCCACGCGCTCGGGCGCCACGTACAACATCCGGTCGTTCTCGCTCACCATCGACCTCGGGATCGTCGAGCTCCGCGGCCCCGGCGGCGTGAACGCGAGCCAGGTCGTCACCGGATGCAAGCGCGTCCCCGACCGGATCTCGGGCGAGTTCGTGGTCGACGCCGAGGACGCGGCGACCGCGCCTGCGCTCGGCGCGAAGTGGCTCGCCAACACGCCCCAGCACATCCTCTACAGCTGGAGCGTGGCCGACACGACGGCGGGCGCGGTCTACCTGCCCTACGTCGTCCCCGACGGCCCCCGGCCGACCCAGTTCGACCTGGACGGCCTGAACCGCACCCGGTTCCGGTTCCGCGCCGGCACCGACGCGTCCAAGTCGACCGCGCTCGAGCGCGCCGCCTACCGCTTCGCCTCCGGCTGAGGAGCCCGCCATGCTCAAGCCCCCGTCCCTCATCACCACCTATACGCTCATCTTCTCGGGCGACCCGGCGCTCGTCCTGCCCGCCGATCCCAAGGAGCGCACGCACGCGCTCGAGCTCGCGCGCGAGACCGGCCGCTGGGAGACCCTGATCGGGCCCGACCAGACCCCGACCACGTTCGAGCTCCGGCCGCTGCCGGGCACCGCGTTCGACTGGTGGATGGGCACCGTCCGCCGGGAGCGGCTGTCCGACGCCGAGGCGAACGCGCTGCTCCTGCGGCTGGCGCTGCGCAAGGTCGAGCACTTCGGCGCGCACCGGGTCGAGCTCCACCGCCTCGAGGGCCAGGAGCTCGCCACGCCCGCCATCATCGACGCGCTCTATGCCGAGGGCGGCGAGGCCGGCCGCCAGATCGTGGCCGAGCTCGGCGGCGAGGTGTTCGCGCGGGCGGAGCGCGCGCTCCGCCCAAAATCGTAGAGGGCCTCCAGCTCCTGGCCTGGTGGCGGGAGGCCGCACGTCGCGGAGTGATCGACGTGCTGAGCGACTGCGAGAGGTGCATGAACGAGCTCACCACCGAACGGCGCTACGTCCTGGGCTGCGGCTACCTGCCGCCGGCCCCGCCCCAGCTCGCGCCGTTCGTGCGGCCCTGGCAGGGCCTTGGCTACAACGGCCCGAGGCCGACCACGTGCCCCGGCTACACGACGCAGCTGCCGGTGGTGATCGAGCTCGTGCGCGCCCACCGTCACTGGGCCAAGGGCCAGCTCGAGGCGTTCTGCGGGACGCGCGCGGTGCCCGAGGCGGTGCTGCTCGGCGTCGAACAGTTCGAGTCCGCGGTGGGCGACTTCGAGGCCTGGCGGCTCACGCCCAGCAGCCGCGGCGGCGGGGCGGAGGGTTAGGCGATGGGGCTCCTCGGGTTCGGCGCGCAGGTCCTCACGACCTACAAGGCGGACATCACCGACCACCAGGACAAGCTGCGCCGCCTTCACGAGGAGGAGCGGCGCGGCGCCGAGGATCGGCAGAAGGGCGTCTCGGCCCACAACCTGGGCATCGACTCGATCGTGAAGAAGCTCGGCGAGTGGGACGCCGCGCTCGACCTGGTCGTCAAGGCCGGCGAGTTTGCATTCAACGCGATGGAGCAGAGCGCGCGCCGCGCGCAGCTCCAGGTCGCCGCCGGGACGACCAACCTCGAGCGGCTCTCGGCCGCCGCCGGCGGGACCGCCTCGAAGATGGAGCTGCTCGAGCTCGCGGCGGCGGGCCAGACCTCGGCGATGAAGCTCTCGCAGGGCCAGATGGAGACGGCCGAGCGCGCCATGCGCGCGCTCACGCTCGAGGGCAAGAACCACGAGGAGGTCACCAAGCGCGTGACCGACGCCGTGATCAAGCTCGAGGGCGACGGCCTGAAGGATCTGGGGATCCGGGTCCGCGAGGCGACGGACGACGTCGGCAAGTTCAACGCGATCATGGAGGCGCTCGAGGAGAAGAGCCGCGGCGCGCACGACGGCCAGGTCGGCGTGGGAGAGGCCGTCGCGGGGCTCAAGGCCAAGTTCAAGGACGCGCAGGACGCGTTCATCGACGGCGTCGGCCGGCTCGCGAGCTCGATGGGGCCACTGCTCGACTCCCTCGGTAAGACGGTGGGGCTCGTCGAGCGGCTGGCCCACGCCTCACAGTTCTCGATCGCCGGGACCACGATCCCGGGCACGAACATGAGCGTGGGCGACGCGTTCCAGCAGGGCGGCTTCGACGCGATCCGCTCGCTGTATGAGCACGTCGCCTCAGGACGCGGAGTCACCGAAGCTCAGCGCCAAGCCATCGCTGCGCTGGCGCGGTCCTTCGGGGGCGTGAGCTACCCGCTCGACGCCAACCTCGCCATGCCGCCGTCGATGCAGGGCACGTTCTCCATCGATCAATACAAGCTGCTCGATCTTGACCGCGAGCGCCTGCTCGAGGCAGAGCGCGAGAACGCAGACACACGGCTGTGGGAATACGAGCACCGGAAGGAACTGGCAGCCGAGGCGGCAGCGGCATTCGCCGCGACCCGCGCTGGGATGCACGAGCGCTTCCTTGGCCGGGGGACGGATCACGAGCTCTCGATCGACTTCACCAGGCGAACTCGCGCCGTCCTCAATGGCGATCTCGGTCCGGGTCAGCGCGGCGCGACGCTCAGCCCGGGAGAGGCGTACGTGCAGACCGATGAGCTCGGCTTTCCAGTCGACCTCGGCGACCAGCTGCATCGCCAGATCCAGACCGGCGAGGCCAACCGGCGCGCTGGCGCGAAGAGCAAGCTCGAGCAGCTGTTCGGGCCGATCGAGCATTTCTCCGCCTACCAGAAGGCCTTCGAGGCCCTGACCGGCTCGGTCTCGGCGGCGATGACGGCCTGGATCAACGGCAGCAAGACGGCCGGCGCGGCGATCCGCGGGTTCCTGGGCGAGCTCGTCAAGGGTCTCGCCGTCCAGATGGCGGTGGAGGCCATCAAGCACGGCGCCTACGCGATCGCCGCGCTCGTCCCGGGCCCGACGTTCGATCCGCCCGCGGCGGCCGGTCACGCCAAGGCGGCCGCGGCGTTCGCGGCCGGCTCGGTGTTCGCCGCCGCCGCAGCGCGCGGGCTCCACGGCGGCGGAGACGCGCCAGGCGCGAGCTCGGGCGGCGGCGGGGCCGGGGGCGGCTCCGCCGCCTACGCCGCGCCAGCGCTGCCGCCGCCCAAGCAGCAGGTGATCGTGATCGGCAACAGCTGGGCCCGGCAGACGCCGCGCGCCCAGGCCCTCGAAGCCGAGGAGCTCGTGCACATGGCCGAGGGGACGAGCGCCGGGGGTCACCGGTGACCTACGTCGGGCGGATCGAGGCCCTGCGCGTCGTGCCGACCGGCGGCGCCGCGGCGTCTGCCACCAACTCGGTCGGCGGCCCGTCGACCTGCACGGTGGCGGCGGGCAGCTACTACCTGACCGCGGCCGGCGGGGTCTCGGGCATCGTCGCGGCGCTCCAGACCGCGCTCAACACGAGCCGCCCCTCGGGCTGGACGGTGACGATGTCCACCAACGGCGTGGTCACCATCGACTGCTCGAACCGCCCGTTCTCGCTGTCCTGGACCTCGACGGCGCTTCGCGACCAGTTCGGGTTCGCGGGCAACATCACGAGCTCGAGCGTCGCCGTCGCGGGGACCAAGCAGGCCAAGGGGGTCTGGTACCCCGACTGCCCGCTGCGGATCGGCGGCCACCCCAAGACGGCCCCCAAGGTCTCCGACCTGCTCACGCTCGTGACGCCCGGCGGCGATCGCACGGGCCTGGTCTCCAATGTGATGCGCCGGCACCGGGCCCTGGTCTGGGCCGCGGTGCCCGTCGAGCGCTACCGCGAGGCCTCCGCGGCGCTCGTCAACGCCAGCTGGGAGATGTTCCTCGACGATACCCAGCTCGGCCAGGGCCACAGCTGGTTCACCCCGACCTCCAAGCTCCAGATCTACTTCCTCGACGGCTCGACCGACACCCTGATCGGCGCCGACGCCGCGAGCGGCGCGGGCGTCTCGGGCTGGTACGCCGACCTCCCCGGCAGCGAGGCGGCGCTCACCGCCGATCCATGGACGGGGCTCTACCGGATCGAGATCCCCGAGATCACGACGAGCGGCTAATCCTGCAGTCCCCGCCGCGCGCCGCGGCAAGGTGGCGCTCGTGGGTGACACGTTCACCGCGCTCCGCGCCGGCTCGATCCGCTACCAGCTGGTGGCGGCGATCGAGGGCTACGACAAGCTCCTGACCAACGGCTCCACCGCCGCCGCGGTGACCGCGTGGGCGGGCACCGACTGGTCCTCCGCGATCGGCGGGCTGTTCGTCACCGGCTACAACGAGCAGACGATCGACCCCTGGGAGCCGTTCCGGGGCGGCGGCCGGATGAGCCTGCAGGTGGTGCCCACACCGGCGGACGGCGACGTGCTCGGGGTCGCGATCGCCAAGAAGAACGCCGGGGCCGAGACCGCGCTCAAGGCCACCGCGGACCGCATCGCCGACACGATCACGGTCGCCGACACCTCGAGCTTTGCGAGCTCGGGCTCGGCCTTCATCGGCAACGAGTGCTTCGCCTACAGCGGCAAGACGGGCACGACCTTCACCGGCTGCACCCGCGGCAAGTACAGCCCGTTTCTGACCGAGGGCGGGACGGGGTTCGCGGGCTACCACCGGGTCGGGTTTGACGCGCTCGCGGTCGCGCTCGAGCCGCTCGTCACGGAGTTGCCGCGGGTCTGGGTCGGCAAGTGGGTCGGGATCTGGATGCACCGCGTGGTGGGCGGGGTGCTCGACACCAAGGCCCAGGCCCAGCTCCTCTACGCCGGGCGGGTCGTGGCGCTCTACGACGACGAGGCCACGGGCGCGGCGATCGTGGAGCTGAAGCACGTGCTCGACGTCGTGAAGGAGACGGTGATCGGGCGCGAGACCTACACCGCCAAGACCAAGGAGGGCCTGTTCATCCCGCGCAAGGTCAAGTTCGGATTCGGCGACTTCGACGGCTCGACCGTCCAGTACGCCGATGACCTGGTCGTGGTCGCCGCCGGCGCCTCCGGCGCCAACCAGATCAACGAGGGCTACTACACGCTCGACCAGATCGACAACTTCATCAACACGTGGCTCCACAGCGAGCGCGCCGCGGGCCGCATCAAGGGCACGTACTCGCTCGAGCAGGTCGACGTTCAGGGCGTCGGAATCCGATCGCGAATCAACTGGCGAATCCCCGGTACGGGACCCAAGGTCCTCTGGGTCCTGGCGCTGCCGCACATGGTTCGGGTGTTCCTGGGCTACGACCCAGGTCCGATCGCCTCCAAGGCGGCGGGCGCAACCACCCAGGAAGCGATCAGCGACCAGGGCGACGACGACACGGACTACCATCTTGACGGCAAGTACGAGCCCAAGAAAGCGGTCCTGTTCGAGTACAACGGCACCTCGAACTTCCAGGTCACCGACGAGCGCGGCGTCTTCTTCGATCAGACGAGCTACCTGCCGACCCAGATGCAGTCGGCGTCCTACCCCGACAGCTGGGGCGTGTTCCTGCTCGACGACAAGTACCTGGTGGTCGCGCACAAGGACGGCGCCGAGCTTCAGAACGCGTTCTCGCCGCGGCACCCGTTCACGACCGACCGCGAGCAGATGGACGCCAATCACGAGCTCAACACGCTCTCGATCCCGATCTCCTCGGATGCGCCGGGCTCGATGAGCGTGCGCCAGGTCCTCCTGATCGAGGGCCGGCTCTCGGACCTCGTGTGCTACTTCTTCTTCTCGTCGGGCACGCCGTACTCGAACAGCTCCGACCTCGACATCCTGGGCTACGGCCTCGGGCTCGCGATCCCCTGGGAGCTCTGCCAGAACTTCTTCACCTCGGTAGTGGGCCTGCCGATGGCGAGCTCGCCGCTCTTGCTCGTGCTCGACCAGCCGACCAAGTTCGTGGACATCTTCGCGGCCGACCTCGTGCTCCGCCGCGCGTTCCTGCGCTGGGCCTACAACGCGAGCACGGGCCTGTCGGGGCTCGAGTTTGCGACCTGGAAGACGCCGACCGCGGGCGATCCGAGCGCGCTCGCGCTCCCCGAGTCGACCAAGGCCGCGTCGTCGACCCAGCGCGATGGCCACCGCTCGGCCTCGAGCGAGCAGGGCACCTGGAAGCGGCCCATCATCAAGATCCTCTACGACCGCAACATCCTCTCGAAGAGCCGGGACGCCGGGTACCGGTCGACGATCGCGATCGAGGACAAGGTCGCGATCGACGATGCCGGCGGCGAGGCGGCGCCGTTCACCATCGAGGCCCGCAACGTCTACGCCCAGTACGCCCAGACCGGCGCCGCGCTCGAGGACCTGGTCCAGCTGTTCCTGGCGTCGGCGCCGCTCTTCACGCGGGATGCGAGCCTCGTCCGCCGGTCGATCGCGTCGAAGTACTTCGAGGGACTCTCGGTCGGCGACGTCGTGCTCGTGACCGACGGCTTCGCGCGCGATCCGGACACGGGCCTGCGCGGCGTGTCGGCGCGGCCGGCGCTGGTGGTCCGCCACCGCGCGCAGTGGGGCGGCGCGCAGGCGGGCTCGGCCGCGCCGGCGCCCGCCGGCGGCGAGGTCGATCTATTCCTGCTCGCGCAGAACCGGATCGCGGCCTACGTCCCCTGCGCCCAGGTCGACGACACCGCCGGCGCCGGCGGGTTCTCGGCCGGCTACAACGCCGGCACCAAGACGCTGCGCTGCTACGATCACAAGCACAGCGAGACCTCCGAGGCGGTCGATGCCTCGCACTTCGCCGCCGGCTACAAGGTCCGGATCGTCGAGATCGATCCGGCGACCGCGGGTTCGCCGCTCACCTGGGATCGCGAGGTCGCCAGCGTGTCGAGTAGCGACATCATGCTGACCGTGGCGCTGTCGTCGCCGGCCTGGGACGCGACCAAGCACTACCGGATCATCTTCGACGACTACGGCGACGCGGTGACCGCGCAGCAGAGCAAGTGCTTTCAGGCCGACGACGCCGACTACCGGATCGCCAACCTGCGCAACCCGTTCACCTACGGCGTCGGCGGCGGCGCCGCGCCGTTCACCTACGGACAGGCCGCCGATCCGATCGCCCTGCCGCCGACGCTCTCGTACGGCGACGGCGCCCCGTTCGATGTCGGCCACCAGGTCGACCTGATGCGGCTCCTGAACAACCTCCTCGACTACAAGTGCGCCCGGATCTCGCCGGTCCTTCACTCGACGGAGCTCTCCGGCGCCGCGGTGACCGGCACGTGGCTGCTCTGCGACCTCTGCCCGATCCAGCTGACCGAGGAGCTACTGACCGCCTCCTACCGCCGCTTCCTCTACGTCGCGCCGCACATGAAGAGCTCGGACGGGACCTCGGCCTCCGTCCGCGTCTCGCTCTGCCGCGACTACCCCGGCCAGGACACGCTGAACGACATCGATCGCGGCGCGATCTACGGCGAGGTGACCTTCACGACGAGCTCGACGGCCTACGCGACGCCGTCCGCCCAGGCGATCAACATCCGCAACCTGAAGGGCAGCGGCGGGGTCGCCTGGCTCCTCGTCGAGCTGACCGCCAAGGCCCGCTCATGGGGCCTGGCGTTCTGCCAGGAGGGCAACCGCTCGTGACGACCGTGCTCGTCCCCCAGTTCGCGCAGCCGGCGATCCAGCCCGCGCAGTGGGCGCGCAACGGCCTCTACCCGGACGCGCTCATGGCCGTCGCGCTCGCCAACGGCTACAACCACGCGGCGGCCTTCCGGCTCAAGGAGGTGGCGCGGCTGTCCTGCCCGCTCGCCTCGATCCCGGGCGCCGGCGTGCTCGCCGCCGCCGGCAGCGTCGACCGCTGGCGCTGCGCCTGGCACAGCCACCCCTACGCCCAGGCGATGTTCGTGCAGATGGTGATGGCGCCGACGCCGCTCGATCCCGACGGCGGACCTTCCACGCCACCCACGGTCCGCTTCCGGGCCTCCACCGCCTCGCTCACGATCGGCGACGCCGAGATGGCGATGGGCCCCACCGCCGCGACGGTGGCTGACACGCCCGCCTACTTCGCAGCGGGCCGGATGATCCTCGCCTCCGGCGGCGCCCTGGCCGTGATCCCGCCGGACGCCGACATGTTCGGGCTCGTCACCCAGGTCGACGGCGGCCGGATTGTGTCGCTCTCGGCCTGGGAGTTCACGATCGATCACGACGCCGACACGAGCGGCGGCGGCCCGGCGACCTTCCTCGAGCCCTCCTATGCCGCGGGCTCGCCGATCCTCGACATCCAGCGCCAGATCATGACCGAGAGCGCGCGCTCGCTCTGGAAGGCCGGCGCCGCGCACGGCTGGAACTGGAGCGCTGACCTCCAATCGGCGCCGCGCACCCGCACGAGCGCCACCGCCGCCAACCTCCTCGACACCTCGGTCACGACCGTCTCGGCCGCCTCGCCGGGCCCGACGCTCGACCTCTCGTTTCGCTCGACGGTGCGCCGGACGACGGTGCCGATGGTGATGAAGGTCCGCGCCAAGCAGTCGAGCGGCTCGGGCACGGTCCTGCTCAAGAGCTCCGCCGGCACGACGCTCCTCACGATCACCGTCAACAGCTCCACCGAGCAGTGGTGGAGCGGCACCGTGAACCTGCCCGCCTCCTCCGCCAAGTACGACGTCCAGTTCGCGTCAAACGGCACCAACACCCTCTCCGTCTATGCCGTCTCGCTCTACCAGTACGAGGCATGAACAACCCATCTCCCGGAGTGCCCATGAAACATCTGATCAGTAATCTCTCGAGCTGGCCCGCCATCCTGATCGGCGCGGTCGTGGTGCCGGCGCTCGCGATCCTTGCTCTGCTCGCCGCGGGCTGCGCGCGCCCTTCGTCCGTCGCGAGCGCCGCCAGCGCCGCCGTCGAGGGGCCGCCCGGCGCCTCGCACATCCTCCAGATCGACTTCGCCGGGTGCAGGCCGCCGGTCGGTGCCAGCTCGCCCTCCTACGATGGCGACTTCTGGCACTTCACCGGATCCGGATCGCTGCGATGTCCGGTCGCCGTGGAGGCCGGCGACTACGTGTTTGGGTGGTCGGTCTTCGGACGGAGCAACGAGCCGGAGCCCGGCCTCACCAGCGCGTGCCTGCAGCGCCTCGAGACCGTGATGACCCCCGAGGCCGATCGCCACTTCAATATCGGCTCCTGCGCGATCGCCACCGATCAAGCCCCAGGGGGAGCCTTCGTCGTGCGGCAGATCCTCGACGCGCCCTGGTGGAGCACGTCCGAGGATGACGTGCTCTCCCTCTGGATCATGAGCTCGGGGACCGGCGACTCGGTCGGCGCCGCCACGGTGTTCGTGGCACGCCCCTAATCCTGCAGCTGTGCGCCCGCGCCCGGCCATCCTTGCTGCGTGGACACGACCACGCTCGGGATCATCGCCACCGCGCTCACCGCCTGCATCGCGGCGCTGAGCCGGGCGTTCACCACGAGCGTCAAGTACTACGTCGACCGGTCCACCAAGGCCAAGGACGACAGCACCGCGGCGCTCCTGGCCGCGGCCCAGAGCAACGCGGCCCTGGTCGCCAAGCTCGACGAGGTCGCCAAGCTCCAGATCGCCCGCTTCGAGGCGGTGGCGGAGGCCCTCCGCCAGCTCACCGACCGGATCGATGACGTCCGCGCCGACAAGCGGGTCTCCGGCACCTACCCGATCCGGAGGCAGTAGATGGCCGTCTGCGAGAACTGCAACGGCGAGGGCGAACTGTTCGCCGATCGCTTCGATCCGCACCGCGGCCACTACACGGTCCAGCTGCCGTGCCCGGACTGCGAGGACGGCCTGGTGGACGATGCCGCGCTCGACACCGTGGAGGAGATCCGGCGCGAGCTGACCGGTCCCATCCGCCGGCCCGGTCCCGTGCTCGAGCTCGGCGCCTGCGAGCTGCCGGGCTCGCCCTCGCCCTACCCCGAGCTCTGACCATGCCCCGCTTCAAGGCCGCCGTGTGTCTGCGCTGCCACCAGAAGGTGTGGACCAAGACGGGCGCGCCGGTGCGCTGCCGGTGCGGCGAGCTCGAGGTGGCGGGCACCGGCGAGGCGACCCGCGCCCACGGCGCGTTCGTGGAGCTCGTCGACCACGTCGTGCCCTACCAGCAGCTGCCGCTGCCGTTCTAGCGCGGCGCCAGCTCCTTGGCCTCGGCGCGGAGCTTGCCCATGATCGAGCGGCGCATCGCGTAGATCGACGTGCGAGAGAGGTGCATCGCGTCGGCGATCTCGCGCCACCGCACGAGCTGGCCGCGCGCCGCGGCCTCCGCATAGTCGGCCCCGCAGCACGCCGGCGTCGGGTACTCGAGCCACGCGGGCAGGATCGTCGTGCCCGGCGCGGCAACCGCCTCGCCCGCGCGCGGCCGGCGGCCGGCACGATCGGCGGCATCGATCCGCCAGAGGTGCCACCAGCAGCGCACGTACGGGCACGGCCGCTCCCCGCGGCGACACTCCGCCCGCCCGCCCGCCGGGAGCCCGGCGCGCGGCTCCCACGCGACCGAGCGCGCGTCGATCCGCCCCACCACGCGTAGGAGCGGCGAGCGCTGGCGGCGCCTGGGCTGGCGCGGCGGCGGAACCGGTGGCTGCAGCACGCCACCGGCCGTACGGGTCTCGAGCATCCAGGTCCTGGACGCGCGCCACGGCGCGCCGGGCTCAACACGAGCCCGGCGACGAGCGTCCATCTGCAATCGTCTGGCAGCTGCAGAAGCGCAGCAAGGACGATCGTGATGCGGGTGCTGCGCTGTTGCGGATTGCGCGAAATGGTCGGGCCACGAACAGTTCGCTACCGCGCGCCCGCGAACAGCGGCCCGTGGCGCGCGCCGCGCGGCGCCGGGCCGGCGAGCTGCCGCGCCATCGCCTCGGCGACCTGGCGCGGCCGGCCGCCGAGGAACTCGAAGATCGCCGCGCGCTCGGCGCAGTACTCCTGCCAGTCCGCGAGGTCGCGCGGCGCGAACGTCTCGTCGCGCGCCAGCACGAAGTCGATCGCCTCGGCGTCGAGGCAGTCCGAGCGCGAGCGCGTGTAGACGCCGGCGAAGCTTGCGACCTCGTCCTTGGCGAGCTGGCGCTCGAGCTCGCGGAGCGCGACCGCGCCGTCGCCGTCCCTGCACCGGCTCTTGGGGTGCGGCTGGCCCGGGGGCCTTGGCGGCGGAGCCGGCTCGGCCGCGCGCGGCGCCGGTGCGTGAGCGTGCTGCGGGCAGAGGTCGAGCTCGGGGCCGTGGCGCTCGATGTGATCCTCGCAGAGCTCGCGCCCGCACACCCGGCCGCCGGGCAGCGGGAATGAGCACCGGCGCCGCGCTGCCTTGCGGCAGAACGCGGCGGTGCACGGCCGGGCCGTGACGAGGTAGCCCGCCTGCTCGACCTGGTCGGCGGCGACGTCCAGCGCGCCCTTGTGCTCGTCGGCCAGGAGGTCGACGCTCACGCCCGAGGCGTGCGCCATCGCCGCGTGGGCCCGGCAGAGGTCCCGGTTCGGGCCGACCGCGTGCGCGTGGGCATCGCAGAGCGGCGCACCCTTGCGGCCGCCGCGGAGCGGGAAGTCGCAGAGCTTGGTGGCCGGACGTCCGCACGCGCAGGCCTTCCTGCGCCCGCGGCTGCAGATGTGGACGGAGGCCTTCTTGCCGCCGCCGAGGTCGAGCTCGCGGTGATCACACGGCATCGGCGCCTCCGAAGAGCGGGCCGACCGGGCCGCTCTTGCCGAGCCGACTTCCGTGCAGGTTCGGCAGCGCGCGCCCGGTCACGACGTCGCGGCACGGCCGGAACGGCTTGGCGCCGCAGGTGCCGCAGATCCGATGCCCGGGCGCGAGCGCGAGCGCGTCGATCGCCTTGGCGCGCTCCTCGAGCCAGAGCTTGTACGGGGTGTAACGGCGCTCACCGAAGGGGTAGGCCCGATCGATCGCGGCGAGCATCGCGCGCGGGTCGGCGCGCAGCTCGGGGTGGGCCGCGATCACGCCGCGGATGACGTCGCGGACTCGCTCGCGCCAGCTCATGAGGCCGCCTTGAACTTCTTGCCGAGCTCGGCACCCCACTGCGCCCAGCCGGGCCGCGTCGCGCGCGCGAAGAGCTCGAGCCGGGGACCTGGGCAGTGCTTCTCGATGGCCTCGTACAGCTCGTCGGGCTTGCGGCTGTGCTCGCGGACGTCGAGCGCGCGGTCGCCAAGCCACGTCGAGATCTCGTTGAGGGTGTGCGGGACCTTGCCCCGGGAGGCGATCACGACGTGCTCGGTGCGCCCCCGCGCCCAGGTGCCTACGCCCACCTTGCTCTTGGTCCAGGTCAGCATCGTGCGCCAGTCGTCGAACCCCCAGGCCGCGACGGTGCGGACGCAGGCCGGCACGAACGCGTTCGTGGTCCACGAAAACAGGATCGCGCCCTCGGGGTGGATCAGCGGCTCGAGCGCGCGGCCGTACCGGCACAGCTCGTCGATCGACATCGGCGGGTAGGGGATGTGGCCGCGGCTGCCGGCGTGGCCGTCGCTGTTGTCGTAGGGCCACGGGTTGTCGGTCAGGATCACGCGGAAGGGCCCTGTGACCGCTGCGAGCGGGCGGACCTCGGCGTTGTTGATCTTCTGGACCGTCTTCCTGCGCTCGTGCTGGCGCAGCACCGCGCGCGCGTGCCCGGGCCGGACGTCCTTGCCGGCGAGCTGCTTGGCCACCGCGCGCTGGGTATCGACAGGCCGCACCGCGATGTCGGCTGCGGTCGAGACCGCCATCGTGCCGGCCTCGACCTGCCTGACGAGCTCGGGCACCGCCCGCTCGAGGACCGTGCGCGCATGGCGGACGCTCCGTTCGCCGACCTTGAGCGCGGCGCCGGCCTGCTCCTGCGTCAAACCGGCAAATTTGCCGGTTTCAAGTCGTTGTCCTGGTTCAAGTTTTGCCAGCCGCGCGGCCACGAGCGCGCGCTGGCTCTCGTTCAGATGCCGGCGGTGGAGGTTGGCGCTGATCACGTATCCGACCAGGTCCTTGCCCTGGTAGCGCTCGAAGCGCGGCTTGACCTGCGCGGCCAGGCAGGCCTTGAGCCGGTTTCTCCCGTCGAGGATCGCACCCGCGAACGTCACGATGTCGGCGCGCAGGCCGTTCGCGCGGATGTCGGCGGCGAGCTCGGCGAGCTGGGCCTCGTCCATCATCGGGAACGCGTCCGCTGCCGGGTGGGTCTCCCACTCGCCGATCTTCATCGCGGCGGCGCCTCCCGTCCGCAGCCCGGACGCCAGACCCGGCGCTCGAAGTCGGTGACCTCGTGCTCGGGCGCATCCCAGATGGGGAACTGGCTCTCCCCCAGCTTGAACGCCTGACACAGCGCCGCGGCGACAGCGAGGTTGTAAAGCAGGTGCTGCACCGCCGCGACATCAACGCGGTCCAGCTCGAGGTGATGACAATCGGGCCAGGCCGAGCCCCAGTCCCGCGGGATCGCGCGGCACGCACCGCAGTACCACCAGATCACGACGCCACCATCCGGCGCATCCGCCGCGCCGCGGCCCCGGTGCCGTCGATGAAGTCACCCAGGCTCGGCTTCCGCGCGCCCACCGCGAGCTGCGCGCGCCAGATCGCACGGTCACGCCAGTGGCGGAGCCGCGCCTGCCGGTGGTGGGCGCTGCACATGGGCGCGCATGTGCGATCGGGGGCCTTCTGGCCCACGCCGCGCGCGCCCATGTGGTCGGCCTCGACGTCGCCCGCGCAGCGTGTGATCCGCGCGGGATCCGGCGGCTCGATCGTCACCGAGCACGGCAGCCGGCGGACGGCGGCCATGAACTCGGCGTCGCGATCGCGCCGCGCGTAGCGGGTGCGCCGCCGGCCGCGCCGGAGGGGTCGCCTCCGACGCAGGCCCATGCGTTGTCGTAGCGGTCGTGTACGCTTCATGCACTCCTCGCTGTGGGGGTTCGGTCTCCTTGCTGGGAGAGCGCCGTTGCAGCCGCCTCGGGGTTGGCTGCAACGGCGCGCACCATCGCCGAGAGCTCGCTCAGCTCGTCGGGCGTGAGCAGCTCGACGCGAGCCGGCGGCCCGCGCTCCGCTGGCTCGCCGAGATCCTGGACGCCGGTTGGGTAGCACTCGGGCGGCAGGGGCTCGATGCGCCCTACGCGCGGCGGATCGCGATCACGCGCGGCCTGGGCGCTCCGCCGCGCACCAGCGGCGCTGGCCGTGGCGATCGGCGTCGGCGGCGCGTTCGTACCGCGCAACCACTTCACGAGCGCGGCGGTCCAGTTCACCCGCCGCCAGCCCTTCGCGCGCGCCTCCGCGATGAACTTCGCCGTCTCGTTGTCCGGGTCGCCGCCGATCGCGCGCACGTGCTCGCGCGCGCGATCGAGCTCGGGCCCGGGCTCCGCTACCCAGATCTCCGGAAGCTCAGAGCCGGCACGGCCCTCGCGGCCATCGAGATCCTGCTTGTCTCCCCTTTCAATACAAATTTGATCAGGGCCCTGGGGGAGAGTGCCAATCCGGAGATCCTGATCCTTGATCTTGGGCTGGACGTCGCTGGACGCCTCGCTGGAGCTCGCTGGTGCTTGCTGGTGACTTGCTGGTGATTCGCTGGACTTGCTGGATCTCGGCAGGAGGCGGCCGCGCTCGTCCCGCGGGGCGCCGTTGGCGCGCGCGGCGCCGCCGGCCGTGCCGCGCTCGGTGCCGCCGTACCAGTCGAGGCGCCCCTCGCCCCCGCACACCCGCACCTGGCCGTCCGGGAGCCGCTCGCCGAGCCCGGACTCCACCAGGTGCTCGGGCGCGTCACGGTGGCCGAGCGCGGCCACGATGCGGACCCGCGGCGGGGTGCGGCTCCCGAGCGCGGTGCACATCGACCAGAGGAGCGCCATGCGGCCGCGGGCCTCGTGGTGGTTGGCGTGGCCGCAGAGGATCGCCAGGTGCTCGAACCGCGGATCGCCGAAGCAGTCGCGGTGGAGCGTGACGCCGGTCAGGATCGCGTCGCTCATGCTAAGCCGCCTTCCGCTGCGTTGGATGCGAGTCGACGCGTGGGCGCTCGCGCCGGTCCCCAGCCGCGAGAGGGGCCGTGGTGCCGATGATGACGCGCAAGGAAGGCGTTGGCCTCGCGCAACGTCACCGGAACCAGCGTGAGGCTCACTCCTTATCTCCGAGCTTGGGCGAGTGCTTGGCGTCGTGGATGGAGCCGAGCGCGCCGACGAGGGTCACCTTCGTGCCGCGGGCGGAAAGGCGCTCCTCCAGCTGGCGCACCTCCGTCTCCATCCCGTCGGCGATCGCCTTCCAGTAGTCGTCCATGCTGCACACGCCCTTGGCCACGAGCAGATCGACGAGTGAGGCGTGATCGCGGAGCGCCGTGTTGATCCCTACGCGCGCGGAGATGCCGGTCTCGGGCTTGGCGGCCTGCTCGATCTTGGTCCCCGCCTGCAGGCAGTGGGCGGCGCGGAGATATCGATCCTTGTCGTTCATCGAGGGATCCTCAGGTCAGGGTCCAGGGGGAGCGTGTCGTGCCGGCTGTAGCTGCCGTGGACGGGCACCTCGCGCACCGCCAGACCGACCCGGAGCGGTAGCTCAGCGCAGGCGTCCGCGCAGGTCTCACAGCGTGCGACCTGGCCGAAGACCACGAGGGTGAGCGGCGGCGGCCCGGCGACCCACGTCTTGCGGCAGGCCGTCTCGTACGCGTAGCCGCCGCCGGGCAGCTGGCGCTCGCTGGTGATCAGGCAGTGGCGCTCGCTCTGCGGCGCCCGCGCCCAGCCGAGGGCCGTCATCGCTCCGACGGCTCCGATACGTTGTCGGGCTTGAGGTCGCCGGCGTGCTCCAGCTCGCCGGCGATCCACATGAGAGCGGTCGCGGCGACCCGCGCGACCTCCTGGAGCAGGTGCTCGCGGGCCGCGGCGAGCACGCGAGTCTTGGCCGTCGCGCCTGCATTCACGCGCGTCGCGACGTGGAGGTCCTCGATCGCGCGCGCGACCTCGCCGACCTGCTCAACCAGGATCCGTAGCCGCCTCTCGTCCGTGGCGCGCTCGAACGAGCGGCCGTGCTTCCTGCGCGCCGCGTCCACCTCGCTGAGCGCGAGATGGACGGCGGTCTCGTCCACGCCTGGCCTAATGGTGACGGTGTCATTCGTGGACTTCTGGACCGTGAAGTAGCGCTTGTCATCCATGGAGTAGCTCCTGTGTGGCTTGTTCGAGGGCCGCGTTGATCTCGGCGGCGAGCGCCGCGCGCGCGGGCCTGGCGCGAGGGCGCCTGGAGGAATAGCTGCCGCATCGTGCGGCAGTTGCGTGGACCGCGGTGGGTCGCTACCGTCGGCCCCATGAGGATCGGGCTCGTGCTTCTGATCGCGCTGATGGGATGCGAGGACACCGCCACGCTCGAGGAGGCGCAGGAGATCGTGCCCTGTACGGACCCGGGGGCGGAGCAGTTCACCTGCCACCGCGCCTGCACCGAGCTCAGCAAGCCGAGCGAGAGCGGGCTGTGCGAGGCAAACGATTTCGTTCCGGGGTACGAAAGCTCCTTCACCGACGAGTTCATTACCTGGCGCGGGCTGCACGGCTGCTGCGTCTGGCACGAGCTCGATCCGCGCGTCGGGCCGCCCGTGCCGCAAATGTCATTCGCGCCCTGCTCGGTGATCCTCCACCAATCGCAATAGCGCGAGGCGTACCCACGGCGCCCTAGCATCGGGGCAGGCGGCCGTAGAACCGCTCCATTGTCAGCTCGAGTGCTGCTACGACATCTTCTAGCTTCTGCTGGGAGAGCGAATGCTTTCCGGATTCGACCTGGGAGATGCATGAAGGTGAAAGCCGCGCCTTCCCTGCAAGCGCACGCATGCTGAGGCCCCTGCGTTTGCGCCAGCATGAAATTCGGTTGCCGATGGTCACGGTTTGCTATTCAGTACTACTGAGCACAACCTGTCAAGACCGACTGGACGACCCTCGTGCTGTCATCGCTCATCGACATGGCTCGCCAACGACGTCCCAGCGGGCCCATGTGGCCCGTCGACGATCAGTGGAAACGCGACGTACTCGAGGCCATGAAAAAACGGGGGATCTCTCGATCCGATCTCGCGCGCGAATTGGGCGTCGTGCGAGGCTCGCTGACAGCGCTCTTCAAACCCGAGACGCGCCAGACACGCCTGAAGCCTGGCATCCACAAGGCGCTCGGGCTCGTTGCCCCAACCGGCACTCCCGCGATCGAGAAGGACGAGGCGATTGCCCGGCTATTGCGCGTTTGGAAGGAACTTACGGAATCTCAACGTGAACATCTCATAAAGACGGGCGAGATGCTTGCCGGTAAAAGCTGACACCCTCCTTCGTAATGGTGTAAACGGATAAGCTACGGTGGCGAGGTGGCAGTGGGCGCGATCGACACAGGAGGAGTCGATGCCGAGCAAGACCAGGAAGGGGGCGCCACCGCCGCGAGCAAGCTCTCTCGCCAAGCTCGCGCGCGATCTCCAAGCGAGTGACGTGCATCTGCTGCTCACCCTTGCGAAACGATTCGCAGAACTCGCGCGGCCCTCCCCGCGGCAGCCGCGGCGACGGTAGCGCTGTTTAGCCGTACTGCACAAACCCAGTTGACTTCGCTCACCGTGTTCAGTACCACTGAGCGAATGAGCGACCGGGACAAGGACGCGGCGCGCGTGGATGACTGGCAGGCCAAGGTCTGGCAGCGCGTCGACGGCATCACCGCCGACAACCTCACCACGGCGCAGATCGGCTACCTCCGCCGGCTGCTCCTCGACGAGACATCCCCCGAGGTTGACCACCACGAGCTGCTCGAGGCCTGCCACGAGGCGCTCGCGCCGACGCCGAGTCCGACCGAGGACGCCGCGCGGGCCAAGGCCCGCGACGTCCGGGTGATGTGCGCCGAGGAGCTGCGCCGCCGCGGCGAGCCCCAGCCCCCCGTGGTCATCGCCCACGTGCGCCCGGGCAGCTTGCAGCTGAGCCTCGCCCAGGTCGACGATCGCCAGCTGCCGTGGCTCGCCCAGACCCTCAAGGAGTGCCTGGGCGGCTTCTCGCCGGACATCGACCTCGCCGAGGTCGATGAGGCGGTGCTCATCACCGGCACGGCCTCTGCGGTGCTGGAGCAGCTCACGAGGCGCTGCGCCGACCAGGGCATCGAGGTCCGTGAGGCCACGAGCGAGGACGCGCAGCCGTGAGACATCCTGTGTCAACCTTTTTCGCGTCACGCGGCCTCCTGGTCGACGAGGCGAAGGGTGAAGGGGCGAGCGGCGCGGTGCTTCATCGGGTCGTACGGCTCGCGGTTCTGCCAGCAGGTCCAGATCACGCGGCACCAGGCGCGGGCGAGGACGCGAATGGCGTGGGCGTGCTCGCAGCCGCGATCGCGGGCACGCTGGTAGACGGCACGCGCCCACGGGTGGGTGTGGCGCGTGGTGTCGGCGAGTGTGGCGAGCGCCTGGCGCAGGCGCATGTTGCAGGCCCAGCGAAAGGTGACCGCGCGGTGCTTGCCCGATTCGCGGGTCACGGGCGCGGCGCCGCCCTCGGCGGCGAGGTGATCGGCCGACACGAACCGGGCACGGTCGTCGCCGAGCTCGGCGAGCAGCGAGGCGGCGCAGATGCGGCCCTTCCGGAACAGCGACGTGACGATCTTGCCGTCGGGGTGGGCCTCGACGGCGTGCTCGATGGCAGCGCTGAGCGTCGCGAGCTGGGCGACGAGCGGCCGCAGGACGGCCACGAGCGCACGCACGCACTCGCCCTTGGCCTCGGCCTCGAGCTCGCCGGCGGCGCTGCGCGGCGCGGCGCGCAGGCGCTCGAGCAGCTCGCCAGCGGTCCGTCGTCCGCAGTACGCGTGGCGCGCCATGAACGCGGCCATGCGCTTCTCGCCGACTGCGCTGGCCGACTGCGGGGTCGGGTAGCGGTCGAGGAACTCGAGCGCGATCGGCGAATCGACGTCGGCGAAGATCTCCGCGGCGCCGGGCCAGAACTGCTCGAGCAGGCAGCGCAGCTGGTTCGCGATGCCGACGCGCTGGCCGACGAGATCGTCGCGCACGCGGACCAGCCCGCGCAGAGCCTTGGTCTCGTCGGACAGCGGCGTGAGCGTGCGGAAGCGGTGCCCGTCGGTGCGGAGCAGGTCGGCGAGCAGGTACGCGTCGCCCAGGTCGGTCTTGCCCTGGGCCGCCGAGTAGCGCGGGCGTGCTGCCTTGACGGCGTTGGGGTGAATCGGGACCACCGCGAACTTGCCGTCGACGAGCGTGTCCACGATCAGCCCGGTCGGGCGCTCGATCGCCACGCGCAGCTCTTCCGGTGCTCCGACCTTGGCCAGACGAGCGACCAGCTCGGTCATCCCAACAGCGGTGTGCCTAACGGTGAACTTCTCCACGACCGCACCGCGCCCATCGACCACGCATACAGCGTGTTCGCGCGCGGCCCAGTCCAGGCCGACGAAGTACGTCATGGGGACTCCCTTGGTGACGGGGCGTCCACCGGCGCGGGAGGGACCTACCGATCGCTCACTATCCGGCGCTCCTCGACGCGCACGTCGGGGCGCAACATCCTGTTGTCGGTTCAGGTCCCCCGCGCTCTCCGAGGCGGCGGGTCTCACGGTGGCCGTCAAGCGGCTAGCGAACGAGGCCGTCCTCGGAGAGGCGCCGGAGGATCTGTGTTTCACCCTCGGGGACTTCGATCCCGTGGTCAAGTTTTTGGCGCCCACGATCGGAGGGTGCCCTAGTGAGCGTGATCGACACCGAGCCGCATCCGCTGTCCCCGGACGACATCCACCGGCACGTCGTCGAGCTCTCGCGGCAGCCCGCGCGCCGCAAGGAGGCCTTGGCGATCGCCGAGATGATGCTCGACCGTACCCGCCGCGACAACCTCGTCGACCCCGCGCTCGCGCTCGAGAGCTACGAGCGGCACCGCGCCCGCGAGGAGATGCTTGAGCAGCGCGGCCTCTGGTATGGCACGTGGAGCCTCCTGCTCAACATCTGCGGCGCGGCTGACGGGGCTCGCTTCCGTCGCCGCGCCATCGCTCGCGCGACGCGGGGTGCCGCGTGATGGCGTTCGACACGAGCGACGAGGACACCGTCGTCCTGACCGGCCCCGAGCTCGATGCGATGATCGCCGCGCTCGGCGCCGAGCAGGCGCGGGAGGCGGCGCGCCCGCCAGCGCGCCGCCGGCGTCCAGGACCGAGCCAGAGCTACCTCGAGCGGATCGCGGCCGCGCGCGCTGAGCTCGACCCCTGGGGGCGCCGGTGAGGGCCCGCAGGAAGCCCGTGGAGGTCGACGCGGTGCGCGTGGCCGACGTCCTGCGCGCCGCCATCGAGCAGCGCTGGGATGGCATCCCCGCGTGGATCACCGACGCCCACAGCAACCGCCAGCTCGACTTTTGGCGGCTGTCAACCGGGGGCGAGAGCCTCCCGCTGGAGGGCGTCCTGCTGATGACGCCCGAGGGCGTCGTCATGTCCGGCGACAGCACGGCCTGGATCATCCGCGGCGAGAAGGGCGAGCTCTACCCGTGTCAGGCGGACGTGTTCGAGCGGACCTACGAGAGCGTGCCCGCGAAGACGCCCGAGGAGGCCGCGGCGCGCGCTCCCTACGAGCGCCTGATCGGCCGGCTCAGGAACCTGGAACAGGTCGAGCCCTCGCCGGGCTGGCAGGAGCGCGCGGCGCTGCGCTGGCACGCCGAGCACGGCGACATCGGCGCTCGCGCGCGTGACCTCTACGCCACGCACTGCGCGAGCGCAGGCGGAATCGACGTCGCCGGCGGGCTCTGCGCGCGCTGGGATGACCTCACGCCGGGCGCGCGGTGCCACTGGTACGCCGTGGCGCTGCGCGCGCTCCAGCTCGAGTACCGCCAGGTCGTCCCCGGCGCCGAGCTCGACATCCCGCCCGCGGAGGTCGTGCTGGACCGTGACCGCGAGCGCGCGCTCGAGATCTGGATCGCCTATTCAGCCAAGGAGCGGGCCCGATGAGCGATCCACGCCTCGAGAACCTCGCCGTGAGGCTCGGCCCCGGCGGACCCGCGGAGCAGGTTGCCGATGCGGTCCTCGGCCCGCTCCGTAGCAACTTCGCGCTCGTGACGGTGGTCCTCGTCTCCGAGTCCGGTGGCGCGCTCGCGATCGACATCGCGATCCGCGGCGGGACCTGCAGGGACGAGGGCTGCCGGCTCGCCACCGAGGCGATCGCGCGCCGGATCGAGCCCGCGCTCGCCACGGCGGTCCGAGAGGCCGCCGTCGAGGGCACCGACGTCGTCATCCCCATCGGCCCCGCCGACAAGCCCCGAGGTCAGGCATGAGCGAGCGCCCCATCCAGCCGATCACCGTGACTCTCGACCGCGCCGACGCGCTCGGCGTGGGGCTCTCGCTCCAGGCGCTCGTCCGCCACGGCCTGGCGCCGAGCGGACCGAGCACGACCGAGGCCTACGAGCGGGTCGGCATCGCGCTCGCCGCCGCCGCCCGCACCGCGCCGACCCTGCCCACGGGCCCCGAGGCGGCGGCGAGCGCGATGTTCGCGCTTCTCGCGGCGCTGCCCGGGGTCCACATGCTGTCGGGCATTGCGAACGAGCGCGGCGCCAGCATCTCGTTCGTCTGCGAGAGCGACCAGGTCGCACGCGCGCTGGCTCAACGGATGGGCCTGCCGATCCAGCCCGGCAAGGCCGGCACCGGCAACGACCGCTGGTGGCTGTCGGCTGAGCTCAGCTACCGCAAGGACGGCGGCTGGCGGGCGGTCCGGGTGATCGGCCCCCATCACGACATACTTCCGTTGCCGGTCGATGAGCTCCAGCTCGCCGCGGCCGCGCAGGCCGCAGAGCTCGCGGCGGTTGCCGTCCGGGAGAGGCCGTGAAGATCCGCGAGCTCCTGCGCCAGCTGCTTGCCCCCCAGGGGCAAGACGGGGAGGACGAGGAGGCGGCCGCGCGGGAGGCCTCCCCCGGGGTCCCGAACCCGCTGCGCCGCGCGGCGCCGCGGGGGACAGTGGCCGCGCCTGCCGAGACCGGGCCGATCGTTGACCTGCTCCGTGAGCTGCTCGCCCCGGGTCGGACGCCCGAGGACCTCGAGCGCCGCGCGGAGATCTTCGCTCGCATCGGCAAGGAGCGTCCCGCGCTCGAACGGGTGACGAGCCGGATCGCGACGGCCTGGCGCCTGCGCGCCGCCGAGCGCCGCGCCCGCGAGGCCGCGTTCGACGAGCGCGCCGATGACGTCGCGGCGCTGCTCGAGATCTGCCGGGTGGCGTTCAGCCGTCATGCCGGCGGGCGCGCCCTGATCCGGATCCTGGCGGACACCATCGTGGTCCTGTCGGCCCGCCACCCGCAGGGCCGCGTCGATCTGGTGCTGCTCGCCGAGCAGCTCGTGAGCGCCGCGGCCAAGCTCCCGGGCCCGCCGCGGGAGGCGCTGTCGTGATCGACCTGGTCGCGATCGCGCTCGGCGTCTACGTCGCACTCTCGATCCGCCGCCTGTGGCGCGAGATCGATGACCCGTGGCGCCGCGCCCGCCGCCCGCCGCCCATCGCGCGAGCACGCCGCGATCGACGCGCCGACATCTCGCGCGCCCTCGATCGCGCCCGCGCGCGGGAGGCCCGGCCGTGATCCGCTGCGCCGGCTGCCGCGCGGTCATCCCGCCCGACTACATGCCCCGGTCGTTCCGGGTCGAGCAGCTCGCGTTCTGCACGCGGACCTGCTTTGACCGCCACGCGCCGGAGCTGCTCCGCACGCTGTTCACGGTCGTTCGCCACATCGCCACCGCGCACCGCGGGAAGTCCGCGGACCTGGCGTCGATGGTGATCACGGACCCGCACCGGGAGGTGCCGCTGCTCTGACTCACCTCGGGCTCGGCTGCCGGGCCGGTCGCTACTACCGCCCGTCACGCGCCCGGCTCGGCAGCCCGCCCGTCCCAAACCACCCAGGAGGCTCGCATGGAAACACGGTCGACGGCCGGTTGCCAGGACCGTCGACAAGATCACACACAACGCTGCCGCGCGCGAACCACAGGTACACCTCGCATGCGCGCGGCAACTCCCCTGCCAGCGCGTGGACGCCGGCGGCATGCAGGCAACCACCCGACCCGGTCCGCATGCAGCCGCCGCGGAGGTCCGATTCCTCCGGCTGGCTCGATGGCCAATCAGCTCTCCGATCAGGACGTCCAGCGGATCGCGGTCGCGATCGTAGACGAGCAGGAGCGTCGTCGATGCCTCGCCCAGCCCACGGACATCCGTACGTCTGCGGACCCTACCCCCACCGACGACGATTCCGACTCGTCATCTACACCGGAGCTCCAGGCCCACGTGGCAAGCGTGCTGCGCGCCGTGAGTACTTCGAGACGGCGGAGGCGGCGCGGCGCTGGCGGCGCGAGTTCGAACGCCAGGTCGCGGCGGCGGGGCGCACCGTCGGGGACGCCGTGACCTTGTTTCTCGACGCCAAGCGAAAGCGCGGCAACAAGGAGCGCTCGATCGCGACCGATCGCTACCGGCTCGACGCGATCCTCGACGCGCAGATGCCGCTCGCGAGCCTGAACGCGCAGCGCGCCCAAGATCTCTACGACGACCTGGTGGCCGAGGGCGGCGCGGTCGACACCCACCAGGGGTGCCTGGTCCAGGCGCGCGCGTTCGGGGAGTTCTGCGTGCGTCAGGGGTGGCTCGCGCGCAACCCGTTCAAGGCCGTCGAGCCGCAGGGGCGCAAGAGCCGCGGCAAGGAGCAACTCCGGCTCGACGAGGCGCGGACGTTCTACCTCCACTGCTTGAGGGCGTGGCGCGAGCGCAAGGACCGGAGCGCGATCGCGGCCCTCCTGCCGTTCATCATGAACCTCCGCGCCTCGGAGGTTGCCGGCCTCGTCGCGCGCGACGTCGATGACCGCGGCCGCATCCTGTGGGTCGCGGAGGGCATCGATGAGCAATCGGGCGACGAGGACGCCAAGAGCCCTGCGGCTCGCCGCCGGCTCAAGGTGCCGCCCCCGCTGACACCGATCCTGCTCGAGCTCGTGGCGAGCTCGCCGGGTCATCTGTTCACGCTACGGAGCGGCCTACCCGCCAATCGCCACCGCGTGGCGGATTGGTGCGAGCGCCACCTCGAGCTCGCCGGCGTCCGTGTGGTTACCACCCACGGCCTGCGCGGCACCCACTCGACGCTCGCCACCGAGGCCGGGACGAGCCCCGAGGATCTCGCGCGCTCGATGGGTCACGAGGACCCGGGCATGACCCAGCGACACTACATCGAGGGCGAGGCGCGCACCGATGCCGGGACCGCTCGGCTGATCGAGACCCTGGAGGAATCGTGACAACAATCGGATTGAATGAAAGGATGGAGTGAGATGGCGAAGACCAGGAAGCTGTTGATGGTGCTTTTGTGCGCCATGGCTGGATGCACCAGACTTAATGGCGTCAGTAATTGCGAATGCCAGGATCCGGAATCTGGCTGCCCAGGAAGTCCGATCCTCATCGACCTGATGGGCGACGGTATACACCTCACCACGGCTGTGACCGGGGTTGACTTCGCACTGGTGCCGGGCATGCTCCGGAGATGGGCATGGACGCAGGCGGGAAGTGACGACGCATGGATCGCGCTCGACCGTAACGGCAACGGGATCATCGACGATGGATCGGAGCTGTTCGGTGATCACACCGAGCAACCACCCGGCGACAGCCCAAACGGCTTCTCGGCACTGGCGGTCTTCGATGATGACCACAACGGGGCCATTGACCAAAACGACTCCGTCTGGACCAGGCTCCGTCTGTGGACGGACGCCGATCACGACGGCATCTCACAGCCGGACGAGCTAGTTCCATTGAGCCAACATGGAATCCACGGAATCTCGCTTGCCTACTCGGCATCGCCACTCATTGACGATGCCGGAAATATGTTCAAATTCAGCGCGGGCGTCGACGCTGATGCCCCGGTCGGGATGACAGCCTATGACGTATGGCTAAGATCGACCACCCTCAGGACCACACAATACACATGCTGGGCCTGGGGATATTTTCACGATAATACGGGTAATGATCCCTGCTATCGACCGTACGTTCTGGGGGACCCGATCGCTACCGATGGTGACGGGCACCTAGCACGTTTAGTCGCGCGCGCTGCTACTAGCACCAGTCAGAGCACTGCGCGTGTGGTTGCAATCGATCGGATGGTTGGCGCTGTCAACCCGCGGTTCTCTTGCGGCCTCGATACGTTTTGTTGTCAATTTGCCAACTACCCATCCCCGGACTACTTTCGTCCACCGTCAGAGACTGTGTACGGTGGTGGATGGTATAAGACATGGTGCGAGTCGTATGATGATGGCGGTGGTGGCAGCGGCGGTGGTGGTGGCGCAGGGAGCTGCTACTGACATTGATCTGGAGCAACCGGTAGGATCACATGAAGAAAACGACACTCACGCTCAACAAGATAACGATTCGCACTCTGACCGGCCATCAACTCAGAGGGGATATACATGCGGATGCGTCCCGGACACGGACCTCTGCCACACGGTGAGAGGGCTGCACTGCGGCACCGACCCGATGCCACCGCCGCCATGAGGAGCAACGGAGCACTAGCCCGAGATATCCAATCCCTGCAGCACGAGGCCGCGAACAGTGAGGGAGCACGGCTCGTCCTCGCAGACCTCCACGAGGAGGCCCACACGCCGATCAATCTCCGGATCGCCGCGGCGTTGCGCTGTCCTCGCCGGGGACCATTGATCGCCAGTGCGCTCGACCGACCCGAGGTCATGCGCCTCTGGCGAGACGAGCTGCCGACTCCGACGCGAAAGCGCCGCAAGCGGATCGACAAGATGACCGCCGCGGAGACCAAGCGAATGGACGACTGGACGAAGAAGTGGATCGCGATCGGTCTGCGCACCGGTCAGGCCGATCGCCCTCTCTTCGATGCTGCGGTGTGCGCGATCTATCGCAGTATGGGAATGGACCAGCCGGCGGTGATCTGGACACCGGCGCCGATCGTGTCGGCGTTCGCCGGCCCCTTCGCGGCGCTCGCGCTCGAGTTCCTCTCTCGACCGCGCCGCGGCGCGGTCCGCGGCGCGGTCCGCGACGCGGTCGACGACGCGGTCGACGACGCGGTCGACGTCGCGGTCCGCGGCGCGGTCCGCGGCGCGGTCCGCGACGCGGTCGGCGGCGCGGTCGACGACGCGGTCGACGGCGCGGTCCGCGACGCGGTCGGCGGCGCGGTCGACGACGCGGTCGACGGCGCGGTCCGCGACGCGGTCGGCGACGCGGTCCGCGGCGCGGTCGGCGACGCGGTCGACGGCGCGGTCCGCGACGCGGTCGACGACGCGGTCGACGGCGCGGTCCGCGACGCGGTCGACGGCGCGGTCCGCGGCGCGGTCCGCGACGCGGTCGACGGCGCGGTCGGCGGCGCGGTCGACGGCGCGGTCGGCGACGCGGTCCGCGACGCGGTCGACGGCGCGGTCGACGGCGCGGTCGGCGACGCGGTCGACGGCGCGGTCGGCGGCGCGGTCGGCGGCGCGGTCCGCGACGCGGTCGACGGCGCGGTCGACGGCGCGGTCGGCGGCGCGGTCGGCGGCGCGGTCCGCGACGCGGTCGACGGCGCGGTCGGCGGCGCGGTCGACGGCGCGGAGCTCGTGGCCGCCATGCGCTCGACACTGCGCGAGAGCTGGCATCGCTACTTCGGCGGCCAGTTCTGGCCGGGCTACTGGTGGGGCCCGGCCGCAGTGATGTTCGCCATCGATGTGCTCGGTCTGGAGATCGGCGCCGAGCTCGAGCGCAAGGCGCGCGCGTACGCCGCGACGGTCGAGGGCGCCTCGTGGTGGTGGCCCCACAAGCGGTTCGTTCTGGTCAGCGAGCGCCCCGCGATCCTCGAGCGCCGTCCTGACCGCCAGCTGGCGCGCGCGGTCTGGCGGTGGACAGGGCCGCGCAGCGAGGCCTGCGAATGGACGGTCACCGGGTGAATGCGGGGAACAAAACGCGAGCGAATCGTTCCCCGCACGCCGGAGCAGCCAACCAACCAAGTAATCACCGCATGATGGCTACCACTCCCGCGGACCCACTAGCACCTCAAGCTAGCGCGTCTACCAATTCCGCCATCCGCGCGTCTGGTTGTCAGGCGTTGGATTTTGTAGGGGAATCAGACCTCGCCGTCAAGCAGGTTTCGGCGGCAACCGTTCGGGGTAACGTTCCCCGACGCGCGAATTGGCCAACCGTCTCGGGGACAAAGCTCGGGGAACAGTTCGCGCTAGCCGAGCCAGCCGAGCAGTCCAGCCCGCGTGATTCTCAGGGTCGCGGCGGGACGCCCCCCGCCTTGGTGCGCCAGCTCGCCGCGCACGAGGGGCGCGCCAGCGGCCTCGAGCTGGCCAACGATGCGGTACACGACCTGCTGCGACAGCCCGGCACGCTCCACGATATCGGCGATCGCGACCGGGCCGCGCCGGAGCTCGCGGATCACCGCTGCGGTGTTCGCAATGTCAGCCACCGTTCAGCACCGGTCCTTGCCGCACTCGTCCTGCACTACGGAGCGGAGTTTGGCGCGACGCATTGCCTCCAGGATCTGCAGGAGATTGGGCTGCGCCCACAGGACGCGCACTGCGTGGTCGAGTGGCCGCAGGAGATCGCTCTCGCGGTCGGTCAGCGCGCCATCGTTGATGGCCAGGATGGCAACCTCGCCCAGCAGTCTCTGCAGCTCGTCCATGGAGATAGTCTTGGTCGCGCCCGACGACGGTGCAAGTGGTTTTTATCGGCAAACGGCAAAAACGGTGCGGCATGAGCGCCCCGCCCATCAACCTCGAGTTATTCGGCTGCGCGGGCGGCATGGCGGAGGGCTTCCGCCGAGCCGGCATCGGGTTCGACATGACCGTCGACATCGCGCCGGACCACTGCGACAGCTACGAGGCGAACCTCGGGCACCGGCCGGTGCAGATGGATGTGCGCGATCTGCTCCGCATGGCCCAGCTCGGGTGGCACGTCGATGTCGACCTGCTCGTCGCGGATCCGCCGTGCACCCCGTGGTCGCGCGCGGGCAAGCGCCTCGGCACAGCCGACGAGCGCGACATGCTCGAGGTCACCTGTCAGCTGATAGAGGCGCTGCGCCCGCGGCGCTACCTGATCGGCAACGTCCCCGGGCTGGACGACAGCGGCAACCTCCCTGTGGTGCAGCGGCTGATCGGCGGACTGTCGGCGCACGGCTACTGCACGCGGGACTTCGCGCGGCTCGACGCCTCGGCGTTCGGCGTGCCCCAGGTGCGGATTCGCCCATTCTGGTTCGGCCACCGCGAGGGTCGGTGCCTGCGGTGGCCGGCGGCGACGCACGTAGACCCGACCGCTCATGATCTGAGGACGCTACCGATGCTCGGCGAGCGTGGCCTCTTGCCGTGGGTGACCTGTCGACAGGCGCTCGGGCACCTGTCCGGCGACGACCTTGGCCGGCCCGTGAAGCTACGGAAGCTACGGAAGCGAGGGCAGCTCGGCTCGGTGCCCGACCGGCCTGCGCGCGTCGTCGTCGGCACGAGCAACCTCTCCGACGGCGACGTGCTCACGCGGCAGTCGCGCCATCGCGACCCGGTGCACACGAGCGAATTGGACTCCCCCGCGCGAACGATCACCCCGCAGTGCCGCGCGCCGGGTCATGCCACCACGCTCGTGCTAGCGGCCCCGGAGTCGGGGCGGAAGCGCCGGCCACCGTCGACGCGGGGGCCGCAATCCTCGCGCGTCGGCTCCGGCTCCCCCGTGCTCGAATGGCCGTGGCCGTGGGACCGGCCGGCGACGACGGTGACTGCCCGGGCGGGGCTCGCCCCGCCCGGGCACCATGACGAGAACTTCGCGATCCTGTCGCTGCCGGACGCGATCATCCTCAGCGAGCGCGCCGCCGCGATCCTTCAGGGCTTCCCGGATCCGGGCGCGGGCGGCTGGCGGTTCTGCGGCGCTACCAAGAAAGCGCGCTGGTCGCAGATCGGACAGGCCATGCCACCGGCGCTCGCCGAGGCCGTCGCGCGCGCCATCGTCGAGCAGGACCAGGACCCACCCTCACCCGGCTCGGATTGACGCGAAGCGTCGGGTCCGCGCGCCGGGCCCTCGCGAAACTTGGCGAAAATCCCAGGATCTTTTCGGCTGATCCGGCCGTGATCACGGCGACTTGCCGCGCTGAATGAGCCGCGCGAGCGTCGCCTCGATCGCCGCGCGCACGCCCGGCGCGGCGATCGGATCGTGCAGCACGGGCACGAGCTCGGCGAGCCGCTCGAGCATGCGCGCGAGCGCGTCGGCGTCGCGGCCGGCCCCCGCGACGAGCCGATCGGCGGGCGCGTCGATCGCCCACTCGTCACCGCGCCACGCTGCGGTCAGGTCCCGCGCGAGGTGGCCGGTCGCGTTGAAGAGGCCCGTTGTGGTCACGCCCTCGGCGCGGCGCCGGCGGAGCGTCGCCGGCGCCGCCGCGGTCGCGATCACGCGGATGCCGGCGCGGATGGCGTCCGCGATCGCGCGCGCGGGCCCCTCGCCGAGCGCGCGCGCGTCGAAGTCGTGGACGATCGGCTCGGCGGTGACCTCCACGCGGAGGCGGCCGGCCTGGTGGACGCGGCTCTCGTTCAGGGTGAGCTTGGGCGGCATCCTGTAATCCTGCAGCTTCGCCCCGCGGCCGCTGCAGGGTTGTCGCGTGACGGCAACGCCGTACGAGGTCCTGGGCTCCGAGCTGCGCTGCCCGCGGCACGGGGTGACCTTCGCCCGGACGGCGTCTTGCGCGGCGTGCGTGGCGGAGCCGGGGCCGCGGCTCGACGAGATCGACGAGCCGCTGCCCCCTCCGCCCGAGGGGTGCCTCTCGAGCGAGGAGGTCGAGCGGCGCCTGGTGGAGGAGTCCGACGTCGTGCGCGCGATGCGCGCCGAGCTGACCGGCAAGCGCCGGGGCAAAAAGGCCGTGCGCGACCTCCACCACTACAACACGATCGCCAAGCTCGCCGACGTCTACGTGAAGCTCCTGCGCGCCGCCGGCGAGGGCGCGCGCCGCCGCGAGGACGAGGAGATCGTGCGCCGCCGCGAGCGCCGGCGCGCCGATGCCGAGAGGGGTGAGGCGAATTGAAGCGGATCGCCGCATCGGTCGCGCTCGTGCTCGTCGTCGCGCTGCTCGGCGGCGCGGGAGCCAGCGTGTTCTCTGACCTCGCGTGGCGCAAGCGCAAGCAGGAGCGCGAGCTCCGCGACTGGACTCAGAACGCGGGCCGCTACGTGGACGTTGGCGTCGAGCTCCGCGTGGTGGTCGCCGACGAGGTGGGCGGCGCCGAGCTGCTCGAGGGCAAGCCCAAGCTCCGCGTGCTGCGCACGCACTACGCCGGCGGCATCATCGACACCCAGCGCCGGCCGCGGCGGATCGTCGCCGCCTCGCAGCAGCGCACGATCTGGTACTGCTCCGAGGAGCAGGAGGCGATCATCCTGCATCCGGATGCCGATCCGCTCGGCATCCTGATCTACGGCAGCGAGGGCGGCGGCAAGACCGAGACCCTGCCGATGTGGCACTACTTCCGCTGGCTCGAGAACCTCGGCGAGCGGCGGGAGGCGGGCCAGCTCGCGCCCACCAACGCCCGCCTCGAGGTGTTCCTCGAGGCGTTCCGCGCGCGGTTCCCGGCGAGCTGGTACCGCTACCGATCGAGCAAGCGGCTCATCACGCTCTGCGACGGCACGCGGATCCGCTGCGTCTCCACCCATCAACAGAGCCGCGCGCAGGGCTCGCGGGTGCAGGGCTACGGCTGGAGCTGGGCCGGCGCCGACGAGTGCCAGGACTACCTCGAGCGGTGGGAGGATATCGAGGCGCGCGGCCGCGCCGCCAAGGCCGCGCGCTACAAGCAGGCGCGCACCGCCACCGCCAAGGACACCTCCGAGTGGCGGAGCGCCAAGGACAAGCTCCTGTCGTCGGGCGACTGGAGCAAGCGGACGCTGCTCGGCCTGGCGTCGCCGTTCATCCCGCGCGTCTTCTGGGAGACCAAGAAGCGCGCGATGTCGCCGCGCGAGTACGAGCGGCGCGTGCTCGCGATGGACGTCGGCGTCGAGCTCGCCGTCTACCACGGCTGGGACCGCAAGCGGAACCTCGTCCAGCTCTCGCCGTTTGCGATCGACGTGACGCCGGCGATCCTGGCCGACTACCAGTCGTACGCCTGCCCGGGCGCGCGGTTCTCGCTGCTCGCGTGCCACGACCCCGGCAACATCTGCAACGTCACCGAGGTCCTGCGCCTGGTCGTCATCGCGGACATCCCGACCTGGGTGGTGTGCGGCGAGAAGAAGACCGAACAGACCACCGCCGCCCGGCACGCGGCAGAGCTTGTGCTCTACCTGCAGGACGCCTTCGGGGTCGAGCGACGGATCCGCGATCGGCGGACCGGCAAGATCCGCCCCGATCCCGAGTCGAGCAAGGTCGCCCTCTTCCTTGACCCGCACGGCAAGGGCGAGACCCAGACCGACTACGAGACGGTCTACGGCGCCTTCCAGGCGGAGGGGATTGACGTGTTCAGTCCGGCGCCGCTGACAGGGAGGATCAAGCGACGCGCCCGCGTCGAGATGATGAACCGGCTCCTCTGCGACGCCACGCGCACGGCGCGGCTCGTCGTCGCCGCCGATCGGGACAACCAGCCGGCCGCGCCGGTCCTGGTCGACGCGATCGAGACGCTCGAGAAGCGGCCCGGCGACGACGATCCCGAGGGGTTCCGGCGCAAGGACAAGCGCGACAAGACGCACGCGCCCGCCGCGGTCGGCTATGGGATGTGGCCGTTCGAGCAGCAGGCGCTGATGGAGACCACGATCCAGCGTGCGCTCGCCGCGGCGCGGAGGGTCGCCGCGTGACCGCGCTCGTCGAGCTCTACAAGACGGATCACGCGGCGCTGGTCGCGTGGGCGATCAAGACGTACGGCATCGACGCTGGCGCCTCGTATCTGAACTCCCACCGGCTCCGCCGCGAGGCGATCGCGCAGCGGCTGCGCCTGTACCGCGACGACGGCCGGATGG